GCCAGCGGCACAAAGCTTGACGTGTAGACCGGGCGGTTCAGGATGGTATCAGGCGTGCCTGCGGTTAAGGAAGGCTGCCAGAGATACTGACCCGTCTGATCCTTGAGTTTGCGGATCAGTTTCACGGTGGCGTCGTTCATGATAAAGACGGCGTTCTTGCGGTACGGTGCTCTCAGTGAATAGAAAAGGTCAATCAACTCATCCGCTGTAAGCTCGGCCTCTGCTGCGGCTGTCACGCCCAATTCGCCGCCGCCCGTGGTATGGAAGATGCCCGTCGGCTTTCCGGTGCCGTCGCCCACGAGGAAGGCTTCCTCCTCTTTGGAGCCCATCCTGCGACCGAACTCTTTGGCGATATAGCTTTCGAGGTCAAAGACGGAGTCGTTCAAGAGTTCCTCTGAAACCTTGAGCATGGTGGCAAGCTTATAAGCTCCGATCGAAACCTGACCGAAAGCGGGATCAGACTCAGGAATCGCCGCTTCTTCATCGACCCAGCTCGCCGTGCCCTTGGTCGCTACAACGGGGATCTTGCGGTCACCGGACGAGGTTTGAATCACATGGGCAAGCTGCCTGAAGAGATTCTCTTCTTCGAGGGCTTCGATCAGAGTCTGCTCGAACTCATCCGGGGCAAGATAGCCTCCTTCAGAATCCGTACCGACCTGAAGCGCATTAGTGATGACAGCGTTCTTCTTTCGCATAACGTTCCAGAAATCACGGTTGTACTCTTTGCTACCACGGCCGGTCTTGTCCTCTACCTCAGTCATCGGGTCTGTGACCACGGGACGGCTGGTCGCCTGCGAGAGCTTCATATCCATATCCCGCTGACGCTCCAGACGGTCGATTTCTTTTCCGAGATCAACGACTTCCTGTTCCATCTTTTCGTAGGCGGCCGTGTCTTCAGCCGACACGAGACCGTCCTCGCCGCGCTTTTCTTCCAGATAGGCCTTGGCCTGGTTCCAGACTTCGTGGCGTTTGTTTCTCAGTTCCTGCAGTTTATTCATCGTTAATAGCCTCCTTCATGGCTTAATAGTTCGAGCCGTTTTTTCAGCTCGTCATAGGAAGTGCCCTGTTCCAACGGCGTGGGCACGGTCGGGTACACTTTGTTTAAGACGGCAGTTGCCGTCCGTCTTGCGGCAAAGGCGACGCTTGCTTCACCAAGGTCGGGGTTATCCTTCTCGGAAAAGAGCAAAGCGTCACAAAAGCCGAGTTCTTTTGCTTTCCTGGCATTCATCCAGGTCTCGTCATCCATCAGTCTTGAGATTTTGTTTCGGGATAGCCCAGTTTTTATTTCATAGGCGTTGATGATGGAAGCCTTGACCTCGTCAAGGACATCTAAGGCTTTTTCCATCTCGTCCTTCCAGCCGAAAGCGAGCGTCATGGGGTTATGGATCATCATCATGGACGAAGGGCTCATCAGAACTTCGCCTCCCGCCATTGCGATAACGGAAGCGGCGGAAGCCGCAAGCCCGTCTATCTTCACGGTGACTTTGCCCTTGTGATCCATCAGCATGGTGTAGATCTGGGATGCCGCAAAGACATCGCCGCCGGGACTGTTAATCCAGACAGTCAGGTCACCCGGATGGCTGTTTAGTTCGCTAAGAAAAATAGCCGGTGTGACTTCATCGCCAAACCAGCTCTCTTCTGCAATGGGACCGTCCAATCTGAGGACGGTTTCTTCGTCCGGAAGATCGTTTAGAAACTTCCAGAATTTTTTATTCTTCACTTTCTTTCACCTCCTGGCCGGCGAATAACCCGGCGTCTTTGAGTTTTGTCATGTTGCCGTTGATTAAGTACAAATTGCCTCCTTCCTCATCCGGGATGAGATTCATATTTTCCAAACGCCGGATATCGTTGGCGCTCATCCAGCCGTTTTGCCTTGCCGTAGCATAGCCCTGCATCCTGCTCTCGTAGTCGCCCCTCAAAAGCCCGTCCACATTGAACTCCACAAAATACCGGGTCTGTTCTTCCGGATAGAGCAGAGCTTTGTCCATCGCCTGTTCCAGACGCACGAGCCAGGGCCTTATCGTATGAACGACAAAGCTGATGCTTTGATGTTCAATATTGGAAAAGGTCGCCTTGTCGAGGTCTGCCACCAGATGGGGCGGTACACGGTAGATGCGGCAGATTTCTTCCGTCTGATACTTTCTCGTCTCCAAAAACTGGGCTTCATTCGGCGGGATGCCGATCTGCTTATAGGTCATGCCTTCTTCCAAAACAGCGACCCGGTTGGCATTGCCCGAACCTTTGAAAAGCTCCTCCCAGCTTTCTCTGACCTTGGACGGGTCTTTTAAGGTGCCGGGGTGTTCCAATATTCCGCCCGGTGCTGCACCGTTTGAAAAGAAGGACGAGCCAAATTCCTCGGTGGCCATGGCCATCCCGATGGCGTTTCTGGCCATCGCAATCGGTGAATAACCGACAAGGCCGTCAAAGCCAAGCCCAGGTATATGGAGAATCTCCTCCTGACGGAAAGCAATCTGCTTCATGCCGCTTTGATAAAGGTAGATGAGGTTTTTGTCCTCATCCCTTGCAACCTGCATCCTGTCCGGAAGAAGCGGATAAATTCCTACGATCTCACCGTGACCGTTCCTTAAAATCTGAGCATAGGCGTTTCCCCATAAAAGAAGATGCGTCATAAGGGTTTCCCGAAAGATGAAGCTCGTCATCTCGGGGTTCGGTGCATTATGGAGGAGCGTATAGAGAGGGTGACTAGGATCACGCTTCTTGCCCTCATCCACATAGCGGTAGAGGTGCAAAGGGAGACTGGCAATCGTCTCGGCGATGACACGCACACAGGCATACACCGCTGCTGACTGCATGGCCGTCTTTTCCGTCACCTGCTTGCCGCTTGATGTCGGGGCAAAGAAAAACCGAGGCGTGCTCGGTTTCGTAAGCTCCGGCTTGTCCCGGCTCCTGAATAGATTTTTAAAGATTCCCAGAAGGCATCACCTCAACTTTCTAAAAGAGTAAAAGCCCGCGCTCATCATAGACAGAGCTTTCCTTGTCACCAGCCTGACCCCGAATCGCCCGGTCAAGCGCCATGATGAGCGCCACTGCACCGTCGATGCGTTCGGTCGATTTTTCCTTGTCAGGCTTGATGTTTCCGGCAGGATCGGTGCGGATAAAGATATTGTCGGCGCACCAGCGCAATACCGGATGTCCGCCGTGGCGGAGTTTTCCTTCCAGCACCAGCTTCATCAGTTCCTTGGAAGGTGGACTCATATCCTTGTAGCCTTGACCGAAAGGAACGACCGTGAAGCCGAGGTCATCTAAGTTCTGACTCATCTGCACAGCACCCCAGCGGTCAAAGGCGATTTCCTTGATGTTATATCTTTCGCCCAGCTCCTCAATAAAGCTTTCGATGAAGCCGTAGTGGACGACATTTCCTTCCGTTGTGAGGATTTTTTCTTCCTTCACCCAGAGGTCATAAGGCACATGGTCTCGGTTTACCCGCAGTGGGATATTGTCCTCCGGCATCCAGAAAAAGGGCAGCACATCGAACGAGCCGTCCTCGGTATCAGGCGGAAAGACCAGCACAAAAGCTGTAAGGTCGGTTGTGCTGGAAAGGTCCAGTCCGCCGTAGCAGATACGACCTTCTAGGGCTTTGGGGTCAACGGCAAGGGAACATTTATCCCAGGCTTCCATTGGCATCCAGCGCACCGACTGTTTGACCCACTGATTGAGTCTGAGTTGTCTGAAGGTGTTTTCTTCAGCAGGGTTCTGCTTGGCTGATTCACAGGCAATGTGTAGTTTTTCAATATCGACCGTGATGCCAAGCGAAGGGTTTGCTTTCTTCCAGACATCGGGATCTGTCCAGTCCTCATCGTCTTCTGCGCCGTAGATCACCGGGTAAAAACTCGGGTCACGTTTTCTGCCGTGCAGGATGTCATCCGCTTTTTGATGGACCTCCCAGCAGATGGAGTGCCGATCGGTTCCGGCGGTCGTGATAAGAAAGAACAAGGGCTGTTTTCTTGCATCACCTGAACCCTTAGTCATGACATCGTAGAGTTTGCGGTTCGGCTGGGCGTGAAGTTCATCAAAGACCACGCCGTGAACATTTAAACCGTGTTTTGAGTACGCTTCTGAGGACAAGACCTGATAGAAACTGTGGAGCGGTTTATAAATGAGCCTTTTCTGAGAAAGCCGAGGTTTAATCCTGGCCTTTAATGCCGGGTTTTGCTCCACCATCTGGACGGCCACATCAAAGACGATGGAAGCCTGCTGGCGGTCAGCGGCACAGCCGTAAATCTCGCCGCCCTTTTCAAAGTCCCCGCAGGTGAGATACAGGGCAATCGCCGCTGCAAGCTCGGACTTGCCTTGTTTCTTCGGAATCTCGATATAGGCGGTGTTGAACTGGCGGTAGCCGTTCGGTTTTAGGATGCCGAAGAGGTCACGCACAATCTGCTCCTGCCAGTCGATCAGGTGAAAGGATTTGCCCGCCCATTCACCCTTGGTATGTTTCAGCAAGCTGATAAAAGCAACCGCCCTATCTGCCGAAGCTTTGTCATAGCGGGAAGTCGGCAGCATGAAGCGAGTCGGTTTATAAATTTCCAGTTGTCTCACACTTCCTCCTTCCCATAAAAAAACGACCCCCTAAGGCCGCACTACGAGCAAAAGCCCCTAAGGGCTGATGCTTCTAATTGATCATAGGTTTAGTTGTATTCGTGAAGCAGGATCGCAAGTGCCTTTTCTGCATCCTCTGAGCTTGGTCTGATATCCCAGCCACGGTCAAAATTGCAGGCGACCTCGCCGTCAATTTTGAGCATCAGTTTTGATATCCTGCCCTTATCAATCCCGTACACGCTGGGCTCATCAAAGCGCTTCAGCCAATATCTGCAGACGGTATAGCTGCCGCCTTCTTTTGGTATGCCGATTGTTCCTTCCTTCCACATGGCTTAATCCTCCGTCTTCCCTGTCAGAATGAAGCGGGCATACGCTTGAGGATCTTCTTCAATGAAGCACACCAGTTCAAAGTAGTCTCGCTCAAAGGCCAGCCGCTGGACAGCGTTCACATCAAACATATTGGTCAGTCCCGTATCCCGAATAGCGAGGATTTGTTTTTTGATGGTCTCATTCATGGTCAATCCTCCGTGCCAGATCTTCGCCATAGGCTACGTTCAGGCTTGAACCGTTATCCCAGCGGACCATAATCGAGCCGATGTCATCGATGCCAGTCACCGTGCCCTGTGTTCCAATGGGCGGAGCGCAAGGGTCATCCATTTTTAGAAGTTCAATGCGGCATCCCGCGGGATACTCGTTTCTTAATGCTTCAAGTCTTGCTCTGCTGATGTCTCTCATCACTTGACCCCCTTGGGACTTCTGAAAGCAGAGGAGCCTTCAAAGTTTTTCAGCAGCATCTTTCTTGCTTCCTTGAACTCATCGCCGATGTAGCCAAGGCGCAGAAGAAAACAGCGGAAGGTGTACTTTTCATTGTCCGTTCTGGTTTCTTTCTCAAGGACTCTCATCTGTGCTCTCGCACTGGCAACGAGCAGGCTGATAAACTCCGTGTAGATTCTCGCTTCATCGGCTGTGAGGAGCCTGTCAAACCAGGGAAAGTTGACGCTTCCCATGTCATGCGTCACGAGGATGCGGTCGGCACCCAGTGCCTTTTTGATGAGTTCACCTTTGGAGCGAAGGATTAGATACAGCTTCTCAAGCGTCTCCGTGGAAATATTGTCGTCCGGAAAGCTGATGGTAAAGCTGTCCGCCTGGGAAAAACCAGCCGTTTCCAGTTTCTCGGTCAGCTCGAGGATTTGGTTTTCGCTGAGCGCTTTGCCCCAATCGACCGTCCCGTCGAGCTCCACTTCGGTCTCGCCGATTCGGTAGGCGCAGGTCGGCACGCCTTGGTATTTGGCTTTTGTTCCAAGCAGGTCAGCCAGCACCTCGGCCAGTTCTTTTCGTGATCTCTCTTTAATCGAAAACTTGGTCACCATGCTTACCTCCCGCTCTCTAATTCTTGGAACTCATCCCAGGTAATTAGTCCATTATCATAAAGCTCGTAGTCGGCGTTTCCCCGGTAGTGTGCCCGCTCTTTTTCCTTGGTCTCTTTGGCGAGCTTCAGGTACTCGTTCCAGCCGATTTTGCCTTCGTCATAGAGCTTTCTTTCAGGAAATCTCCGGTAAAAGGCATCTTGTTTTGCCCGGCGGTTCTTTGTTACTTCAAGGAAACTTTGTCGTTTTAGTTCTTTGTTTGTCATGGTCTTTTCCTCCTTGTTTTTGTATGTACATGTTCGCTCTAAAAGGAAGGAAAGCCAAGTCCTAAAAGCCTTTATTATCAGGCATTTCAGCTTATTTACCCGACAAATTTACAGCTCAAAATTGGTTATCATTCAACAGTTGTGACAAGCTTTTCGTAGGCGGTTTTTTTACCGTCACGTAGGACAAAAACGTCATCGGAAACGCCGTTTTTATATTCCACATAACGCCTTAAAATGACGGATGCATATTTGTCGTCCAGCTCTGCCATATAACAGATGCGGTCGGTCTGCTCACAGGCGATGAGGGTTGAACCGCTCCCGCCAAATAAATCCAGCACGATGGCGTTGGCCTGACTCGAATTTTGAATCGGGTAAGACAAGAGGTCAATCGGCTTGGAGGTCGGGTGGTTTTCGTTTCGCTTGGGCTTATCGAAATGCCAGACCGTGGTCTCCGCCCGTCCCGCATACCAGCGGTGCTTGCCTTTTTTCGTCCAGCCAAACAATATCGGCTCATGCGACCACTGATAGGGCGACCTGCCGAGGACAAGCGAGTCCTTCGCCCAGATGCAGACGCCCGAGAGATGAAAGCCAGACTCTTCAAAGGCTTTTCTGAAAGCA